ATCATCAATACTCCAACAGGATCTTCGGCTACTGTTCTTTTGATATTTTCAATACCACCGTATCTGTCCTTAAAAAATTGTGCAGCCTGTTCAAATGCCTTAGTGTCCTTACCTACATCTATACCAAGTTCATTCCCTATCGCTCCCAATGCAGTTCTTGAAAGTGTGTCAAAAGTTGCTTGAGGGTCACTGACAGCCTGGACTATACTCTTCATGACATTGACACCACTTGGTATCAAGTTCCTGCCTGCCTGTTTAAACATCTCTTTTATCGTGAGAGATGCTGGGTCTGTCTGTGTAGCCTCTTGAGGAATAACCTGTTGAGTTGCCAGTGTAGAAACATCACCGGTTCTCGTTGCTTCTTCTTGAAGAAGCAAATCAAGACGCCTATTTCTTGTCGAAACCCCACTCCTTTTTGTCTGTTCCGCTTCTAACAGTTCTAGCCTAGTTGCCATTATTTATCCCCCCCCTCTTTCCTTTGCTATCTCGGCGGCAAGTTGTTCTGGAGAGAGAGTACTAAAGTCTTCCTCCGGTCCACCCCCCACAAAGAAACCTGATCCTTTCAATCTCTTTATCCTGGTATCACGATTACTTGTGAGCCATTTTTCCGCAAAATCCAGGGCGGCATTAAAATTAGCGCCCGGTTGTGTTACTGCCGGGAGTATCGCACCTTTAAGCATTCTCATTTCCTTTTCACTTATCTGTTTACCTGAGAGTGCATAAGCAATAGTAATAAGACTTTCGACATTTCTATCAAGTTCTGTAAAATCTTTATTGTCTACAAAGTTAGATTTTAACTTATTCCAGCGTCCTTCTGTTGGCCCTATGAACTCAGGGTTATCTTTTGCCAGGGTGCGGATATCTCCTATTTGTGCAATGAGGCTGTCAAATGTACCTAACTGACCGGCAACTTCTCCGGAGAGAAGCTTTTTGTTTCTCGGTAACAGTTCTGAATTTATATCTGTAGTATCAAACTTTCCCGTTATATTATTAAAGGTTACAAATGCACCTTCCGGGGTTGAGCCTACAAACTGCTTACGTCCCTCAGTAGCCTTTTTAACTTTTTCTTTAAAGTCAAAAAAGGCTTTCTCATATTCCGGTGTTCCTTGTTGTGCTGGAGGTACTCCGGTAACAGCCTGAAACTCTCTTATAGACGCAGGATCAGTTCCTGCCCCCGGTTGTGTTATAGGTGTTCCGCGTTCAATAGTTGCACCTTGTGGAAGTTGAGCATTTTGAAACTCTTCTTCTGTCAACTGCACTTTCTGTTGTCTAACCGTATTTCCTTGTGGATCTTTAAAAGTTATAGTGGCTGCTGAACGTTGAGGCTTTACGATTGCCGGAACCGCTCTTTGTTGTATAGTGGCAAGATTGAGTGCCAAGTTCTGATTACCCGGACGATTTAACTGAGGCACAATACTAAGGATCTCATTTAATTTATCTTGTGGAGTAAGAACTGCTCCTGGTTGTCCAGCCACTCCTGGTTGCACTCCCTGTCCAGATAATGTTCGACTAAGCTGTTCAAGTAATCGCTGATCTTCTGATTGTTTCCGTTGGCCCTGAATAGCCTTGAACAAATTTCCAGCACCACTAAGAAGATTTTCCAAACCTCCCCCAGGTTGGTTTATTATTTGACCGCCTACAACTGTAGCCATGATTTATATACCTCCTTAATTAATTAAAAGAATGATCCCACACCACTTAAAATACCACCTATCTGTGTAGCGGCAGTAGGACTTGTAACTGTGTTCGGGATCTGTGTAATATTCTCAAACGCCGATGTACCAAGCAATGTCGGAAGCAATCCAAGCAACGGATCAACTCCCTGCTGTCTGATAAATTCATTAAGCTGTCTGTCGAGATCTGATTGTACAATTCCCCGTTGTACACCTCCGGCTCCAAGCCCTTGTTGCTGTATGCCAAGTAAAGCACTCAATCCACCAAACTGACGTTGATTAGCCAACTGTTCCGCAAAATTAAGTTGTTGGCCAAGTTGTGATTGTAATCCTAAATCAAATTCTCTACCGGACCGTGCAAGAGCACGGGATGTAGCTCCACTCGTAAACCCTCCCGTACCTGACAAACTCTCAAGTAACTGTCGGCTTGATTCTGCCTGTTGTTCACGGGCAAAAGGTACTTGGAATCGGTTAAATCTGTCAATCGTTCCTTCTTCACTGAAAGGAGTAAGTGCTCCTGATAAAAAGTCCTGTACTTGACCTCCCTGAGTGAAAAGATCAGCTGCTGAACCAAATGCCAGATTTTCAAGTTCCGAAGCACCGGCTGATAAATCACCGGCAAAAGGCGCTGGTCTTCCACCGAATCCTCCAGCCGCACCCGACACATTACCAATAATCTGATTTAACAAATCTTGCTGTTCTTGTGTTAAAGTCGGCACCTGTGTAGTTACTGGAGTTGCCGGTGCGATTTCACGATCTCTACTACCAAATAAACTATCGAATAATCCCACTGTAAACCTCCTTAATTAATGTTATAAGAACTAAGTTTTTTCATCTTTTTGGCCGTTTCTTTCAATCCATCAATTCTGAATTGTAATGGTGCCTCTACTTCTAATTTTCGTATGGCTTTATATACTTTTCCAAAACCATCTTCTATACGCGATCCTGTACCTGTCATTATTCCTAAAAGGCCATCGTTACCGGCACATTTTAAAACATCATTTTCTTTCTTTATATCCTGGCACCAAAAACCATTTCCAAGATCGGTTTTCAGTTTAACGCCTTTTGCTATTCCTTTTAGAAGCTCGTCATTTGTATAAGGATAAGGTGCGATTGTGACACGTTCTGAACACGCAAAGCCTTTATGGGTATCAAAACCCCCTTTTACAAGGAAACTCGATACAGAGGGGCCTGTAAGCGTTAATAAACAGAAAATACTGTCATATCTAAAACCAATATGAAAATTGTTAAAATATGGCTTCTTATCACGCCCAATCACACAATCAATACTTACTGGGCCAACATAAGAATTCTTAATCAACAAAGGAATCAATGCATCAAGTTTGTCTGTAAAAGTTCCCGTTTCGCCGGCTATCCATAAGCAATTTGTCTGGCTGCTCATTTCAAGACCTAAATTGCCAGTAAGCCATTTTTGGCCTGGTAAACAATATGTGAAAAGTGTTGGCTCTCTTCCGTTAAACCACATTTCCACGATAAGCTTTATCCCTGATATATCCTTTTTCTTCATACCAATTTCTTCAAGGATCTTCCCTTCATCAACCTTAAAGGGGCGGCACATAGACTTAACATTCAAACAATCGCCTAACGCTTCCAGATCAATATCTGAATCAAAGATTACCTTTTCGGCTGCAAGAGCTTCTTTCTTTAAATCCTTAAGCTCAACCTTATCAACAATCCCGTCATAACATGCCCTGTACGGCTCTTTGTTGATATATATCTTCGTGTCCACTCCTTCCTGTCGCATTCTGTGGACAATCGGAAGTGAAGCGCCAATTTTGCTTATAAATAGAATCATTTTTTAAAACCCGTCTTCTATTAATAATATTTCAAACTGAACAGTTATTGTGCCGGTACCTGAAGTCATTTCTCCAAAATATCCTATATCTGCCGGACCTATAAACGGCCCTTGTGACTGACCTGTAGCCGGTACTAATGGAAATTTAGCAGGAAACGAATTAGATCCAGCTATTCCGAAATAGTTACTGATTACTCTTAGAGGATTAAAAGGCGCGGCAATAACGTCTGCTCCCTCACGAAATACAAGCATTAAATTAGCCGGTTTTATAGTACCACCTGTACTATCTACAGTAATATTCTCAACCCATAAAAAAGCCCTGAATCCCATTGGTATAGAAATCATACCTATTTGAGATTGTGCTAAAGGTAAAGGTGTAACAGTTATAATGCTCCATATAGGTCCGGCACTTGCTCCCTGGACAGTCAATGTACCAGCATGGCTACTGACCGTAGTAGTGGCATAAGTACCTGATTTACTAACCCACCATCTGAAAAGTCTGGTAAGATTTGTCGGAAGTGCTACCGGATTTGTGCCATCAGTAGCCACTGTCTGTGTTGTCATCATCCAATTAGCATCAAGACCCTCGAACATTATCTCCCTGGCACCTGTACCGGCAGCAGTATCATTAACATTGTTAGAAACAAACTCTAAGGCTGTTGCCGTAGTAGGCATTCTATATTCCCGGCTTAGTGTAATCGGTGCCAGTGTTGTTGTTGCCAACTGTGTTCCAAACTTTTTGACTAAAGAATGGCCCGGAACATTACCGTCCGCAATTTCAACATAGAAATCATCACTTAATCTTAATTCCGTCATAATATAAACCACTCCGTTCCATCACAGTAAATCCTTACCGTTTCATCTTTACTTAATAAAGTCATAGTCGGATCACCGTCAATTGTCTCAGAACCATCCGGATCTATGGTTACAATGTTTGCTGTAATATCAATTTTCTTAATATCAAATTGTCTACTCGGCGAAAATACCGCTTTGGGTAATGTTAAAGTTATTGGTCCTGCAGTTGCATCCGTTATAATGACTCTATCATCCTGTGTTAATGTATAATCACCTGTTTTAGTTGCAGCAGGCGGCATTACATTGATATTGACAACGTCTGTTATTTCAAAAATTATCTGACGTAATCTCCTAATAAAATTACTGAAATATTCCTCTAAAGCGGCATGATCTTCATCTTCACTAAAGAGAACTGCCTCTCTGTCATAAGGAATATCGAATTTTTCACTTAATATTGCCATCAGCCTAATTTCCCTTCTACCGGCAAAAAGTATGGAACTATTGCATGTATTAAAGGTGTTTCGGCAACAGCATTATTAGTTAATTCTATTTCATGGAAGTCACTAATCACTCCTGAATAAACACGTTTCCATACTTTAATACCTGGAGCACCTTCAAATGTTATTGTTACCGTTTTATAAGGACTGGCATCTTCATCCAGAAATAAAGTAACATCAATTGTTGTGCTTACATCTACTGTAAAAAGAAAATCCACCCACCCCAATCTTGCACTAAATCCTTCATCAATATATGGATTAAGCCTTTTGGTACGGGCCAAAAAACTAATAGGTTGCGCATTATCCGCACCTGTATCATTAAGTTTAAATACGGTTCCTCCGGATGCTTCGCCTGCTAAAACTATAGGAAATCCAGCCTGTGTAGTATCTGCATCCCAAGTTTGTTCTAATTCGTCCCATATCTCTTCGTTAAAATCATCCCAGGCCAGATCCTCATCAACAATCCATTTCCCGAAACTATGAAAACCGATATTGAATTGTGACCATGCATCGTTAAACTTATTATGAACTATCATATTATCATTGAATTCACTTTCAATTGCAGGATAGCTAATAAGTTCAAGATCTAATTCATCAAGGAATATAGAATAAATACGATCAAATGCTTCCTGATTAAAAGTTTGCACTACATCAGGCAATTTAAGATTTTCTATTCTTGTATTAAGGCCATTTGTAGAAATTATTTTTGTCGGACTGACCGCATCAATCTGACTAGGAAATGGAACAACTGAATTTGTCGCACTAATTCCGTTAAAACTATCTATCTTTTCCCATTTAAAAGGAAGGTTTACATCTTGCGAAAATTGAAGAATCCAAATCGATCTTTCAAAAAACATTACAAGTTCATCACCTAAAAATGCTCCACCGGTAATAAGATCAGATGTTGGCGCGTCTACAAATCCATCATTAGTAAAATCAACACTTCCTGCCGTAGCCCATCTCGCACGCTGCCCGTGTAATGTACCGCCCTCTGTTGTTCTAAATGTAATTAAATGATCTTTATATGCAAAGACCAGGAGGCAAGTAAAATCAATGTTTCCTGCACCCAAATTAACTATTACCTCGGCAAGAGTAGATCCATTATAAGAATCAAGTTGATTAATATTATTTGTAAAATACATTATTCCATTCCAATTTGTAGAATGGAAATAATCTGAATCGCTTCCGGTAAATCTATCTGCCGGTAGAGAGGTAATTGGACTGATGGCAATATCATCAAATTCCGCATTAACAGGATCCCATTTTGCAACTCTCTTTGTATCAAAAGCAAGTAAAGTAGAACTTCCTGCCGTTGTGAAATAAGGAGCAATATCCATTATTGGAAGACCAGGGATATAGCTATAAGCTACATTAATTGGACTCGTAGGAACCGCATCCCATTCAATTGCAATAACACCTGTTTCATAATCTATAGTACTCCCGTTATCATCACCGGTGAAACCTCCTAATCCATCATCAGTAAGAACTTTAGGAGGCCCGCTATCATCAGAAATAACTACACTTCCGGCCTTATCAGCACGTGCCGGAATATTAGCTAATGTATGAGAAGCACTTTGTCCTGTGTCTGATACCACTTCAGTAGGTACAAAATGAACCATGCTTCCAAAGAAGGCATAGCCAAGACGCTTTTGCAAAACTCCATTTTTAATAAAACCATTGGTTATCTCTACAAATGCATCTTCAGGTATAAGCCAAGGCTCACGTGCATTTACTTGGCCGGATCGAAAATCCTTTATCATGAATGGTTTATATTTTGATACCATAATTAACCTTTCAATTGTTTGCTTACAACTGCACCACTAAGAATAGTGAATCCCTTTGCAATTTCATTTTGTACCCCTGAGACTTGTTCAGTTACTCTATTTGCAGCATTCACTGTCATCATTAACAATTTTGGCATTAATACATGTCCACATGCTTTCTCTGTCTTAAATTCACCACCATCATTAGTCATTGTCATCTCCATCCAATGAGGACAACCGTTTTCACCATTAGACTGCGGGCATTTTTTGCATTTATTTGCGTTTTTATAATTCATAATTAATCCTTAGTACAAGTGATTGACTTTACCCATAGAGGACGCCATGTGCCATCTGCCGTAAGACCATGATTATGAGAGCCATCACCGCCTGTAGAACCACTTTGAATTGCTGTTCCAGGAGAATTAAGTCTTTGTCCTCCACCACCTGTTACAGATGATTGATTAAAGCCATGAGTATGTGCAGGCATTTCCGCTATTGTTAATTGATGGTTATCAACTGTAACCCCCGAAATTGTCCAACTGCCACCGACATCACCACCTTCTCCCACAGTACTTGTATTTAAAATCACTCTATCATTATTGGCAGCATCGAATGTCCAATTTGTGGGTGCCGCATTCTGCATGAACAACATCTTTGTACCAACCGGAATCGGAATTGCTCCAAGTTCTACAATGGAGCCATCACTCTGAAACCTTGCAAAAAGTGTGTTACCATTATTATAAATACTTATAATGTTAGCCGGCGTTGAAGGATCTGCCGATTGGTCCTGGCACTCAACTACCGTATGCTCTCCGGCATTTGAACCTTCATCACCAGGAAAATTATGGTTTCTGCCAAGGGCATCTTCCAATGCTGTATTATTGGCCCGAATCAAATCATCACTATCTCTGATCTTGTCAGTACCTGCAGGTTTATCTTTGTCCCAATTTGTAGCCATCTTAAATTACTCCTTGTTAAAAATTCGGAAAGGCACTTCTGCCAATTTCCGCAATAACATCTTTTCTGAATATGAGAGATATATAACCTTCTAAAATCGGCAAAATTTCAACAGCCTGTTCAGTCTCTCCATTATCTTTGAAAATATCTACTGAAGCACCATAAGCAAGAGCCGGCCCAAATAAACCGTCTGTTGGTTGATCTCCATCAGCTACAAGACTTGATGGCGTATCAAGTATTGACGCTTCAAAGGTATAATTGGAACCATTGTTGTCATCCGGTAGAGGACGAAACCATAACTTACGTTCCCACAGGAGAGCATGAGTAGGTCTCCCTGGTGTGTTGATAATAAGGTCAGAAGTATAGGTTATGGTAACTGGATTCACGCTGGTAGCAGCCCAGGTAAAAGACATAACACCCGTATCATAATCGATACTTCCGGTATTCTGAACATCTACATCTCCTATAAATGCACCATTTCCATCGTCTGTTACTACTTGCGGTGTCCCTGTTGAATCCGTTACAGTAACAGAACCGGCTACTATAGATGGTTGCTCAGCCGTATAACTAAAATCATCAAGATCTGCTTGTTCTGAGCTTTCGGTAACAAGACCAACCCTGGATCCTGGAGGAAAATCAAGTAAGAATTTCTGTAAATCAAAAGATAAAGGTATTTCTTCACCATCAAAAATAACAGGTTTCTTGATACCGATTACATCCGTAGGCAGTGCGTATTCACCGACATTTAGACTTGTAGTGCCTGTGAATCCCGCACCATCTGCAAACTTATCAAAGGGTATTGATTCAGTCTGTAACGGCAAGACATATTGATAATAATTATCAATATAATCATCGATATCATCATCTGATATCTGACTTGTAAGCGGCCTACCCGTTATCTTCCTGACCTTCGCTCTTATTGTCGCTAATGTCCATGTTTGAGCCATTTACTATTTTCCTTTTTTCTTAGGTTGAGCAGCCATAAGCTTCTCATTGGCTTCAATCAAATTTGCGATATCCTCAGACTGTTTCGTATTGTTTTCAAATAACTTTTCATTAGTCTTGGTTATTTCGTCTACAATCTCTCGCAACTCGGTATTGTCTTTCTCCAGATCATTAAAGCGTTTGTCTTTTAATGGATCTGCCCTGCCTGGAATAACAGCGTTATTCTCAAGAGCGCCAGGCAACACCTTACGATTAAGTTTCTCACGAAGATGTTCATATACAACCACGTTATCCATGTCGCTTTCTTCAATCTCTGATAAACTAAACCTATGCTGGAAGCCTGTCTGCATCGATCTGAATTCCGTTGGATTCTCAGGATCCGGAACATTCTCATATTTCGGATATCCAAGGCTCTTAATATGTCTTCTCACCCTTTCACCCAACAGATAACACTTACCGTCTTTCAAAGCATAGTTCCTATTCTCTTTAGATATCGGAGCACCCGCACTGAACTCAAGAGGAACACCCTTCTCTTCGCTATTCTGAAATCTACATACCTTAAAGTTCGTCTCTTCCGGGATAACAAGATTCCTTTTTCTGTCCCTTTCCTGTTCCGTCTTCAACTTTCCTGCTTCTTGTTTACTTATTACTTCTTTCTCCAAAACTGCTTCCATGTTTATTCTCCATAAAAATTATTGCTAAGATTATAAATTGAAGGGTGAGGAAGAAACCAACTTCCCCACCCCACAAACTAAGCTTTAAGCATCTTCTTCATCAAACTGTGTTCCCATTGCTATGAAATAATGAATATGGGTTTCAGTTAAAAATCCTGCTGGTATTGAGAAACCTTTAAAACCTGACTGTGAAACTTCCGCGCCTGGTACTACCACTGTCGCAGCACTGGCAGCCGTAGCATCACGCCATACGGAAGTCGTAAGAAGCACAGTATCCGAAGTAATACTCGCTACTTCCAGGAACTCTTCACCAACCCTGACACGATCACCGACATTTACTTCAGTAGTAAATGCAGAACCTGTACCTGTTAAGGTAGTGGTATCTATAGTCCTGGTAAAAGCACTTCCAGTCAATGCGGTCTCTACCTGAGATACACTGCCATCATCAAAGTTTGACAAACCTACAGTTGTGGTAATGATCGGACTGGTGAGATTATCACCACCATCATTCCTCATGCTAACTGTCTGCAATGACTCTAAAGCTGCCATTCCACGATACCTTTCAAGCTGCATTACGGTATCTACCGGAGCACTTCTATTTAATAGTTTCACGTAGGCCGGAATAAACCCACAATCTACATTCTTACCGCCAGATGCTTCCGCAGCCGTAACGGTAAACTTCCCTTCTTTCATTACTACTCCTACTCCCATAGTAATCCCTCCTTACAACTATTAATTGTTATCAAAATGTAAACAATATGTTTACTTTAAGTGTCTTTAGACACATTCAAAATATGCATGAAACTGTCATTCAAAATCCTGGAAGTATAAGGGAATTTCCAACCAGAAGTTGCCCTCTGATTTAAAGGATCATCACCTTCTCCAAAATTCTTCACAATGTTCATAAGCACACCACCTGTAATAGAAGTTGTCGCATAGGCATTTCTACCTATGATGTTCAACTTATACTGAACAGGTGTTAGTGCATCTTCTCTGTTTGCAACCTGAGAATATACCCATCTTACCTCTCCAACCTGTCCCCTTTCAGACTCAAGGATGTTCTGTTGAGCCGGATATTTGGCAGTTGGCAAGAAGTCAGTAACCCCTTCAAGATCATTGATAAGGTCACTATGCATAGTTCCCCAGAATGCAGCCCTTACAGGAGTCGTACCGATACCACGGCTCGCCGTAATAACAGTGGTACGCATCTTGGCCTTGTTGCCAAGCAATACCTGAACAATGTCCGCAATATCAGTCTTGGTCATTTCAGTTGGAGTCAATCCATTGGTACCAGCCGTTGCATCAGTTATCGATGCAGTAGCAGCCAACATATCCCTGGTCAACTCGTCCCTTGTCTCTCCTGCCTGTTCACCGAGTAATTCAGCTTCAACGGTAAGGACCGGATCCTCAACTGTAAGATCGATAACATCTGTGATGGTGACAAAATCACCATAGAATGCTATCACTGCTGTAAGATCAGTCTTCGCCAACTTCTGACCATTAGGCGTCTGCCCTTCAGTCAAAGGCGTAGTTGCAGTTGTTAGAGCGCTATATCTCCTGAACTTAATAGTGTTACCACTTTTTGACGGAATATTTCGCTCTTCCGCAAACTGATCATGAATCAAAAACGGTAATGCTCTCTCAAGCAATACTCTGTCATAAAACGTAGATACCGCCGGATCTACTTCTGCTGTTGTTGTAATAGGCATAATTTACCCCTCTGACATACTTGATACTTAGGCCTGGGCTTTAATCCTTGCAACTCTCTTGTTAAAATCTTCCTGTGATTCACTGGCAATAATTGTCGCAAGATCTGAAGTATCTGCGGCCCCTCCCGCTGCATTCACTGAACCCGGTTTTTTGGCATTCTCTTTGATCTTCTCCTGGATATCCCGTGTAGTTCCTGCATTAGCTTTCTTAATGTATTCAGGATCAAGTGTCCCGATTGCATACGCTAAAAGAGGCTGATACTCCTTTGCAACAGTCGCAAGGCCTTCTCTAAAGCCTGGATTCGCATCAAGTACATTCACTAAGTTATTTTTAATAACATCCTCATAATCGTTGTTGTTTGATTTTGTGAGCAAAATTGCATTGCTGGCTCTGTTTGTCGAGTCGATAGTGTTTAACTTACTGGAAAATTCAGTTACAAGTTGATCGAACATCTTTTTTACATCACGGCCATTTACAATGGCTTCGTCATCCATGCTATCAATAGCACTTGCCGGTTTAGCCGGTTGATTCTGTTGATTCTGCATCGTAAGAGCTACTTGCTGTTGAAGCAGTGAAAAATTATTCTCTGCCTGTTGCCGTTTATCTCTTTCCGCAGTTACCGCAGAAACCGGAACCATCTTTTCGGCTGGCTTTTCCTTATCTGGATCATCACCTTTGTCTGCCGCGGGATCTTCTTTTTCTCCAGCAGGTTTTGCATCCGCTGCAGGCTTTTCCTCTGTAGCAGTCCCACCATCAGTAAGACGATCACATTCATTCCAACTCTCTTCTTCCATTTCCAACACATCCACAAATTCTTGCTTCTTCATAACTCTTATCCTTTGTTAAAAAGGTTTTTGTTTGCTGGCGGCGGCCCAACTTTCATACGCCCGATTTATATAATCCCCCGTCAGGGATGATATTGAATGAATCCAAAAAAAAAGGATAGCGTGCGCATGGGTACAGCCCTGCACAGCTATCCTATTAATTTTGGTTAAAACGATTTAATTTTTATATTGTGTTTTACATTATTTTCTGTAAAATCATCCGTCTTTTGTATATTTTAAATTTCTGAAAAATATCATGGTTATATTTATACTTGATCTCTTTTCTATAATTTTCGGATTAGCAGGAACATTAATCCTTGCAGTTCATGGAATCACATCATATAAAACCTTTTTTGACGGTTTTGATGAAGTCTTATATAATATTACATGGGATGAATTTAGAAACGGATTATCAAAAGTTAACAGAGAAAGATTCCTTAGTAATATAAAAATTGCATATTTAATAGTAGGTTTTGTTTTAATTTCTTTTTCATATTTATTTCAAGTATCTTCCCTCGCA